ACCGCTGCGGTAGAGGGGTCGTACTACGGTCAACTGCTCAACGATTTGGACGAACAGAACCACATTCAGACGATTCCCCGTGATGACCTCTGTAGAACAATAGCCGGATGGGACTTAGGAATGGGGGATTCAACTGCGATTTGGGTGGCTCAGATAGCTGGCTCAGAAATCCGGTTGATGGACTTTCATGAGAATAACGGGGTGGGTCTTGACAATTATGTAAATTGGTTAAGGCATAATGGGTGGGACAAAGCCGAGCAAATCCTTCCTCATGATGTACAAGTGCGGGAACTCGGGACGGGAAAAAGCCGACTAGAGGTTTTAACCGATGCTGGATTGAACATTCGGGTTGCCCCACGCATGGGGGTCGATGATGGCATCCAAGCGGTGCGAAGGCTGCTCCCACGATGCTGGTTCAATGTGCCAAAGGTCAAACAAGGCTTAGACGCACTCAGAAACTACCGAAGGGATTACGATGAAAAACGCAAAATCTTCTATGAGCGACCACTTCATGATTGGTCTAGCCATGGTTCTGATGCTTTCCGCTATTTGGCAATCGGTCTAAACGAAACTTCGGGCTGGTCAAAGATGCCTACTCAAAATGTGAAATGGATTGTGTGATGGACGAACTTAAACTCAAATCAATCATTGACGCTGAGATTTCCAACAGTCTCGGCTATTTGGAGACTGAGACCACTGAACAGCGCAGAGAAGCACTGCAAAGCTATTTGCGGCAACCATACGGCAATGAGGTCGAAGGCAAGTCTCAGATTGTCACGGGCGAGGTTGCAGAGGCCGTAGACGGTTCTCTGCCCTCATTGGTGCGAATCTTCACGGCAAGCGATGAGGTCGTGCGGTTTGAACCCCGTGGGCCAAACGATGAGGCCGGAGCAAAGCAAGCCACCGAGTATGTGAATTGGGTCTTCAACCGTGACAACGAAGGCGTGATTATTCTTCACGATTGGTTCAAGGATGCGCTTCTCCAAAAGGTTGGAGTGGTCAAAGCCTATTGGGAGGATAAAGAAGATGTAATCAAAGAAAAGTACCGTGATCTAACTGATGATGAACTCGCCATGCTGATGAGCGATGGCACGATGGAGATCGTTGAGCAAGACACGCAAGAATTCGATCAGATGACCCCAATGGGGCCGATGAAGATCAAGATTCATGCGGTGACGGTCTCAAAGAAGCAAAAGACGGGTCGTGTGGTGGTGGAGAATGTCCCACCCGAAGAATTCCTAATCTCTAAGAAGGCTCGGAGAATTGAGGGTTCGCCTTTCGTTGCCCACCGTAAGCTGATGACCCGCAGCGACTTGATCGCTATGGGCTTTGATGCTGACATTGTGGACGGGATTCCCGCAAGTGATTCACTGACATACACGCCGGAGCGACTTGTTCGATTCTCCAATGGTGAGCAACCGGATGACTCCACAAGCATGGATGACTCGATGCAGAGTGTTGAAGTGTTTGAGTGCTACCTACGGGCCGATATGGACGGGGACGGTATCGCTGAACTTCGTCAAGTGTTCTATGCTGGAAACGAGATTCTTTCAAACGAAGAATGCGACTATGTGCCATTCCACTCGGTTTGCCCGATTCCAATTCCACACAAGTTTTTCGGTCAATCATTGGCAGACCGGACTACAGACATTCAGCTTCAAAAGACCACTATCACCCGTCAGATTTTGGATAACCTATATCTGACAAACAATGCTCGGGTGACTGCGGTAGATGGTCAAGTGAACTTAGATGATTTGCTGACTGCCACTGCTGGCGGTGTGGTGCGGATTAAGTCTCAAGGCGCAGTGCAACCGTTACAAGTGCAACCCGTTGCTGGACAAGCATTCCCGATGTTGCAATATCTCGACTCTGTGGCCCAAAAGCGCACCGGAGTGACAGACGCATCACAAGGGCTAGACCCCGCTATCTTGCAGAATGTGACTGCTGCTGCTGTGGCATCTATGCAAGCTGCTGGCGCGGGTAAGGTCGAACTGATTGCGCGAATCTTTGCGGAGACGGGTGTTAAATCGCTTTTCAAAGGGATTCTGCATCTGCTCTGTAAGTATCAAGACAAGCCCCGCATTGTGCGGATGCGCGGTTCGTATGTGGCATTTGACCCGCGAGAGTGGTCGAATCAGTACGATGTGGACATTAATGTGGGTCTCGGTGCTGGCAACCGTCAAGAACAGATGGCAATGCTGCAAATGGTCTTGCAGAAACAAGAACAAGTGTTGGGACAGATGGGGCCATCCAACCCATTGGTGAGCATTGGGCAGTATCGCAACACTCTCGGTCGGATGGTGGAAGCTGCCGGATTCAAGGATAGTGCAGAGTTCTACAAAGCCATTCCTCCGGAAGTCGATCAGCAATTGAGCAACCCGCAACCGCAACAACCGCAAATCTCGCCGGAAGCACAAGCGGCGATGGCAAAGGCTCAAGCGGACATTCAGAATATGCAGATGAAGGCGCAAGCTGATATTCAGTTGGCCCGTGAGAAGGCTGCGGCTGATATTCAGTTACAGCGGGACAAGTTCCAAGCTGAAATGTTATTCAGAAAGCAAGAGTTCGAAGCAGAGGCCCAATTGAAGGCAATGAAGGTTGGCGCGGGGATTACCTCAAACATTGAGATACCGGGGTAAAGTATGTTTGAAGCAGAAATTAGAGAATTAAAAAAAGTTCAAGCCGCACAAGAACGGGGTGAGGCAGACCCGTGGAGTTTTTACACGCGACCCGTTGCAAGTTCGGGAGGACTCGGATTTTTTAATCAGCTTGCAAACATAGACCCAAGTTCATCAATTAGCCGAGCAGTTACAAATGTCACAGAACCTATTGTTAAGCCAATAGCTGAAACTGTTAATCAAAATCTAGCGCAACTAGACAAAGATTTAAGCCTATCTGAGAACGCCCCGTTATTGGCAGCAATCGCTTTAAGTGTGGCGATGCCGGGGGTTGGTTCTGCTATTGGTCAACAAATGATAGCGGCGGGTTTGCTTCCGGCGGCTACATCTGCGGCTGTGGCAACGGCAATCGGTACGGGTGTGGCTAACGCTGCCCTACAAGTGGCACAAGGCAAATCAGCGGAGGATGCTCTAAAGGGTGCTGTGGTTGGTGGGGTTGCGGGTTTTGCTGGTGGACAAGTGGGCGACTATTTGGTGGGTGACCCCGGCGCGGTAAAGAACTTTGTCTCTAGCACTGCGGCTAATATGGTTTCGGGAAAAGACCCCGAGACAGCGGCAAAGACTGCACTTATTCAAACGGGCATTCAAGGCACTGCGGACGCAATTTCACAAGCACAAGCCGAGAAGTACATCGAGAATCTTCCCATTCCGGATTATTTAGATGTTGGCCCTGCCCCAACAAGTGCGGACACAATGGCGGCATATCCGGAGACCAATCCGGCAAACATTCAAGGCCCGCCGGAGGCCATTGATACGACACTGCTAGACCTATCAACTACTGCACCATCTGCGCCATCGACACAGACATACACATATCCCGATGGAAGCACATTAACTGTTGATGCAAATGGTGATGTTGTTGATTACACAGATGCAACCGAAACACCATATAAGGGGCCAGTAGAAACACCGTCAAGCCCACTCACTAAATCGCAGATTGAGGGGATGATTAAACTCGGTCTAACTGTTGCTGGTGCAAGTGCAGCAGCTAATGCCGTACAAAACGCAATATCTAGCGGTGGTGGAGCGCAAACAAGCGGTTTCCAATTCACACCGTCAGATATAACTGGTTGGGGTCAACCGGAATACACGCAAACCTTTCAAGGCCCAATCGACATAAATTCACTGTTTACCACCGACAATTTATTGGGCGGCACACAATGGGCAGGGCTGCAAGGCAACCAATTTGCCAATATCCCGCAAGTGTCAATGTCTGACTTCATATCGAGTATCCAAGATGGAAAAGTTTGAACTTGCCAAGAATCTGCTCTCCGATGATTTCTTTTTGGAAGAAATGGAAGCATTAAAGCAATCTGAATTGCTTAATATAGTTAACTCTGCGCCCGATGATATTGAAGCGCGAGAACTTGCATATTTAAAAATTCATGCTTTACAATCGATTAAAGGCCACTTTGAGTCAATCTCTGCCACGGGCAAAATTGTTTCAAAGCGGTGGAAGATTTTGTAATCATAAGATTACACCGTGGCACTCGGTAAGTGCTGACAACTTGGGTAAGAAATGAGTGATAACACGGCTCCGCAAGGAAGTGAATCGCTGAATGTGGAACAAGCTGCATCCGCATTTTTTGGATTAATGGATTCTGAACCGAACGCCGAAGGCCAAGTCGAACAGAGTGCAGATTCAGAAAATGATGATGGCGTTGATTCCGAGTTGGTGGATTCTGAAGAAGTTGAGAAAGAGCAAACTAGCACTTTTCGCGTCAAAGCGGCGGGAGAAGAACGCGAAGTTACTTTAGATCAACTTATTGAGGGCTATCAACTTGGGGCTGACTACACAAAGAAGACCCAAACGCTTAGTGAACAACGCAAGGCCGTGGAAGCGGAACGAGCGAAAATTGACGAAGCAAACAAGTTAAGAGATCAGTATGCTCAACGCTTGCAGATGATGGAACAATTCCTAAGTCAGCAAACGAAGGGTGAGAACTTGGATGCTCTAAAGGAAAGTGACCCCATCGGGTATGCAGTCAAGGTAGCAGAACAGCAGCAACGCAAGGAACAACTTGCGGTTTTGAAGGCAGAACAGCAACGCATTGCCCAACAGCAACAAGCGGAACATTCTGAAAAACTACAAAGCCACATTGCTCAAGAAAGCCAAAAACTTTCTTCATCTATACCGGGATACGCAGACCCAAAGATTGGCGACCAAATCCGCAAGGATATTCGGGACTACGCCAAGTCAATCGGGTGGACAGACCAAGAGTTAGCCAATGTCTACGATTCTCGCGCTGTACTCAGTTTGTTTCATGGCATGAAGTACGCTGCATTGCAAAAGGGCAAGCCGGAGTTATCCAAAAGGGTAGCCGAAGCACCCCGAATGATGAGAAGCGGTGTATCTCAACCGAGAGACAATCAAGAACAGCACAAAAAAGCAGTAG